TGCTCGTATGAATTCCTCCGGTGTGACAACTGGCTGACCGTAGGGTGAACCGGGCAAGCTCGCCCACTCTTTATTGCACTTCAACACCGCATTACTGATGCGACCCTCGACAACATCTTCGAGAGCCTTGCGGCCATGAATCAACGCGATTGCGGCAAGGTCTTGTGTCGGTGGCTCGAAGTTGATGAAGCCGTATTCGCCACATAAACCGAGCCAAGTTTTTTCAAGAATTTGGTAAGCACCCGCCGCAGTCGACGTGAGCCGCTTGCCGTTTTTGAGTGTGACTGTCGTGCGAATGCGCGGGTGATCGGCGAAGTCGTCGAACGTGCTGTAGACACCGTCAACACCCAGGAACAACTTACCGCCGAACAGCGTGCGGTATCCATCCTCACCCTGCGTGCCCTCGCCGAAGCGCAGCGCCCACAGGAACGCCCGCACGTTGCGCTTGACGATGTAATCGGTGAGCGTGATCGACATCAATAAAACTTCGACTTACGCGGTGGCTTGTAGTCGGGTCGGTGTGGAACAACCCACAGCATCTTATGCCACATGGCAAGACAATAGAGTGCAAGTGCGATTGAAATCCACAGAGCGTCTTGTTGAATTTCTTCACGAAGAAACACGTAATAGGACCGCGAGAACGCACCCAGGCTAACACCGGCCAATGCAACGACCTCCATCACTGTCTTGCGCACGTAGCCGGAGAAGCTCGCAATTAGAGCCGTGATGCCGATGAAGAACCAACAGGCCGAAGATAAATGTGTGAGGTCCATTACTTGTCTTCATCCTTCTTCGGTGGCGGTATGCCTCGACGCAACCATGCATCAAGAAAACCGGATACCGCATTCGTCGACTGCACCCACTCCCACACGCGGCTAAGCACCGACATACCGAACAGTCCCAGGAGAAAACCTGTCAAGCCGGGAGGCAACGCGAGCCACTGTGAAACCCAATCAGTTGCATAGAAAGAGAAGAACGCACCACCAATGACCATTAGTGTGCGGTCGACAATTGTGCCGCTGACAAATTTCATCGACGCGAGAGCACCAGCAACACCGGCTAGACGCAGCACCCACTCTTGTATGCTTTCCCACATCACTACGCGCCGCCGCCGCCTTCGCCGCCTGGGCCTAGGCTCGATAGAACCAGAGGAATCGTCCTAGTGTCTGACATCACGCCATCAGTTGTCGTCACGACAAGCGTGTCGTTGTAGGTCATGTTTATGTATGGGCTGTAAAGATAGATTTCATTCAATGCATTATTGATTGTCGTTACATCGCCAACAAACGTGAGAACTTTCCCACCTGTGCCTCTTGTGATAGTTGATTTTCCTTTGCTCAAAGGATTAGCGCCGATTGTGACTTTGAATTGATTGATGAATGCCCAATTCACAACGACATCTGTGTTTGCACTCCAAGCGTTCACGCCGCGAATAGTTGGCTGCGCAGCGACGACCTGTCCCCATTCGCGTGTACATTCTGCCAGCGTCAGACTGGTCGCGTAATCATAGTACGTCGACAAACCAATCACGACCTTTGACGCGGGTATTTGTGTGTCAGTTATGAACTGAAGCACCTTGTTCGATACAGCGTACTGCGCCTTGAATGCAGCATTCTCCATAAATATCTGCTGGCAGAACGTCAGGCAGTTTGCGTTGTGCAGTGCAGTAGCGATGTCCTTCACTTGTTGGCTTGCTGGGTTTTGCCGGAACGTATAGACGATGTTGAACCCGGCACCATACGCCGCTTTCAATTGCTGCGCGATATACACTGCTTCTGTTGCGAGACTCAAGCCGGTCAAGTCACCGTCATAGTTCTGGAAGTCAACGCCGTCAACGCCATTAAGATAGTAAATGTATGGCTTGATAGAGTTCAACAAATTGTCCGACTGTTCTCGCGTCGTATAGTTAAAGCCGCGTGTTCCGGGTCCACCGATAACTAAGAAGCACCTTTGTCCTCGTGCTCTTACTTGTTGAAGATCATGCGGGGCTAGACTGCCAATAGCATGAGGCCACCCCATCGCACCATTCGAACAATACCGATGCATGTGTAGTCTATCGACACTGATTTAATTGGTAAAGTACCGGAGGCATCCCAATAACAATAAACAACCTTCGCCGGAAGATTGTCGGGTTGAAGAGTAGGGCCGGTGCCCATAGCGGTCATATATTGCATCGACCCATAGGTGTCCGATAGCGTAGTTGTGATAGGCGCTTTATATGCAGTGGTGATCTGTATTCTGTCGTCCACTTCCCAGAACACAAAGCAGGCTGGTCCTTGGTCATTGGCAACGTAATATGAATTCGGCGGCATCCGCTGTACTGGCGGAAGCTCTTGTGCTCTAACGACAATAACGATGTCGTCAGTGTCCGTCAGCGGACCGTCCGTAGTTGATATTGTGAGTTTGCCATAGCCCCAGAAGCCAGAATTCGGTTTATAGACCAACGTGCCGAGCGCTGCGTTGATCTGCGGTTGTGTGCCGACAAGTGTCATGAGCCCTGTGTTGTTGCCCGTAATAGTTCCGCCACCGGCAATTGACACATTGACAGTACCGCCCACTGTCGTCAGCGTTGTCGTGAGCGAGGCCACATCTGGATCGTACACACGAATGTTATCGGCCGAGAAATTAACATTCGTGAGGTAGGGAGTCAGCTTCGTGAGAGTCGGCACGGTGTTCGTCGGCCCAGGCGGTATATAAACGGGCGCTGTCCCTGACACAGTAATATCGAAACTGTCGATGTCAATGTTCTCTCCGTCATTGATGCGCAGAGTAATCGTAGCAACACCGCTGAAACTTGTTGGCGGCGTCCAGCGCATGCCGTCCAGTGCGCGATTGATGCTAGCCGGTGAACCAACAACAATGATCTTATTGCTCTTGTTGTTCGAGATAATCACACTTGAATTCACCATGACTTCAAGCATTCCTGTACTCGTCGTGAGTGTTGCAGTGACCAGCGGTGTATCAGTATCGGCAACCGTGACTGCGTTATTGCCCGCGACGGTGAAGTGCTTGATTGTGTCGATGTATGTAGTCTGCCCCGATGGCACGGAATTAACCGGAGGTGCATTAGAAGCCGGTGCCGGTGCCGGAACTCTTATCGGCGACCCTGCATAAAAACGTAGACCCATGATGCTGCTTTCTTTAGACTGAGGTCATTCGGAACATGCGAAAGCCGATGCCGTCGCTCGAAAGAATTGCGGCATTGCCTGCGGCGATTGTCTTCTGCGTCACTGTACCCGCGCCATCAATGAAGAAGCCCACAGCAGCCACATTGATTGTTGTCGTACCCGACACAGCATTCACGATCATCGAGAAGCCGTCAACAATACATTCTGGATGAACTGTCATCGTCACTGTTCCTCGCACGTCGGCGCAGCACCCGTTGTCGCCAAGGCGTATTTGCCTATTCGCTGTCACGTCTGTGCCTGTTGTGTCGAGGTTTGACGGGTCAGCACGCACACGCGGTATCCCGGTGTTGTGAAGATCGTTCAGCCGGTCGATGTAATCTTTGCGGCCATACTCAAAGGGGCGATTGGTTGCCATCACACTTCCTCCATCGCAACTCGTGCGGTATAGATGTCGTAATTGGGTTGAGACAACTGTACGCTATCGGCGAACTTGCCCCACAATTGATAACTCTGCTCAAGTAGTTTGTCGTCGCTCTCAGGAAACAAGCTCACAAACAATGACTCTGTCGTTCCGTTCACGCGAGCTAGACGCAACATGGCGGCACGATCTTGCGAGTCCATGTTGCTCAATTCAAACTCGATGCGTCGCCACTTCGGCCCGCGCTCGCCGCGCAAGTCACCGGCTTCTGTACGCGTGCGCCTGCTTGAATCCACGTATGTGACATTGTGTCCGAAGTTGAAGTTATAGCGCGGTGACCAAACAGGACCAGCAATCAAGCGGCCGACTTCGATATACGTGTCCGGATTATCGAGATCGAAGAGGTGAACTTCGAGTTTACGCACAGCATGGTTACCCGGTATCCAGACAACACCGTAGCCGCCATACCCGTAGGCGAACAGAGAAGAACCGCCACGCTGATAGAAGTTCTCGCCAAGGGGCGAGCCCCACATGAACTGACCGAGCCCAGGAGGTGCCGCGCACTGCACCGCACCTGTGTCGAATATGGGCCTTACATCCGTCTCATACGTATAGCCAACAACGCGCATGGTTGCTAGCGACGTGAGGTTATTGAATGCAGCGACGACACAACTGATCGTCTCTGCCTGAGGCCACATACAGACAACACCGGCATTGACATCGAGTGCCCGCCACACCTTGGCCTTGAGGTCCGAGTAGAGGTTTGCGACCACCAGCGATCCCGCTTCACTCGACGCAATAAGTGATGCACGATCTACAGCGTTATCCCAAATCAAACGAATATTGCTCATGATATTGTCCTAGCCTATTTCTTCTATAGCCTTGAGGTCGACATACTCGATGCCCAAATGAGTTGTGCTGACACGTACCCCACCTGTCATGCGACCATAGACAACCGACGGATGCGATAGATTACTCGGGTAGTCGGTCATTTCGATTGTTCTAGTCAAATTCCCTGTGCCTCTAAGCACGATGCCGTGAGTGGGAATGTCCTGTTCTACGAACGACGTAAGCACATACGCTTGTTTCGCTTCGCTCCATGTTTTGGTATAGGCACCAACTTTCCATGTCACCGGATTATTGGCTGGGATGTCTTTGAGAATTACAGTCAATGTCTCGCGAGTAAGACTAGCATTGTTGCTACGCCACGGTGAACCCGGAGGCGTCCTAGTCCATACGGCGACATCAGAAAGCAGTGTGATAGAAATGTTGGCTGCTGCGGCCTCGTTAGGTGGAGTCACAGCCACAGTACGCGCAGGAGAGCGCCGCATCGTTACGTCTCGTTCATTGACTACATCAGTCATTAGATTAGCACCCTGATAGTGACCTGTGTCGTTAGCCAATTTACGGCAACTGAAACGACTTGTCCTGTCTTGCCTTCAGACAAATTAAACCGGCGATGCTTGACCGTCATTGCCGCACCCACTGGCGTAAACATCAACCTCGCAAAGCCAACGAATTCATAGACGTGTCGTTGTTCTGATCGTAGCTTCACGCGCCTGTCGCATTCAGCCGAAGCACTCACCTTCTCAAGCAGTAGACAATTCTCTTGTTCCGATTCGGACCAGATACCGTACTTGTTGCGTGCTGTCTCTTCAGTGAGCGCAATAGTGAGCCATTCTTTCGCGTACATTGCCTTGTGTTCTTCCGGTACACCTTGCGATGTGTCTTCCTGCACTGTCCAATTTCTACAGTAGCCAAGACGAACACCGGGCACCATCGGCAAACGATCTGCGATATGCAAAGAGCCAGCAACCATATCCGACTCGGTAACGACAATCGGCGGCGTTACGTTCACTTCAGCGCCGATCAATGACACGTTATTAACGAACATCCATGAGTCAGTTTCGCCCGAAGTAGTGTCGTACTTGCGCAGCGCCACACGAATCCAAACGGTGTTCGGTGACGTGATCTTCGAATCGTAGACTCTCTTGTATGCGTCAAGAGTAGTGCCGCCGTTCTTCTCTACGTTGTTGAATGCGGTTGTCGAGAGAGGTGTCCTGTCAACTACTTCGCCTTTATCGTTGTACTCATAAAAGAGAATTGCGAAGCGCGCACGATGAGAGCCAGAATACGCACTCACGACATACCGCTTATTCGGTTCAACAGTAGCAGCATTACCGAGATACTCAAAGTAAGCATTGGGATTGTTCGCAATGCCCATTTGATGTGAATAGAACGTGTTTTGTCCTGGTATGAACCACCCGCCAGGAAGATTCAAACCGACATCGGCGTTAGGTGCAATACCGCCAACACCGCCGATGTAGGTCCAGCCGTCAAGCTGTAAAGAGAAATCGCCGTTGTACTGCAAGTTTATAGGAGTAGTATCTTCAGTCGGCGGCAATTTCAGCTTCACGAGTTGTGCTTTGCCGAGCGCCGTCATCGTTAGCCGTCCACCCACTGACCCGGCTATCTGCTGACACGCATCAAGCACCGTCGTTCGTTCAGTGGCGTACAAACCAACCGGCGCTTTGTTTCTTGTGTCGAAGTAATTGAAGTTGCTCACGTCGATGTCTTCCGCCGTGAAGCGATTGTTTTTCTCTGTGCCCCATTCTTTCATCAGACGTTGTGTGAGCGCAGCCACAGAACTGACGTAGCCTGTGCCAAACACACCGCCAGCCGTTCTGTCGCCTTGTACGCTGCAAGTGATCCGGCCAAATGGTTGCTTTTGCAACTGGAACGATGCCGGTGCACCAGCTAAAAAGTTGAAGGCAACAGGAATGCCGTTGTCGCGAACTTCAATCACACGCTCTGTCACGCGTGTGTGATAGACATAGATCAACGAAGCCTGTGACACGAGTACCGGCGTAATGTTATGGCACTCGCCAAACGTGATCGGTACAAGGCGACTCGCATTCGGTCCGGTGCCGCCGACCTTCATGTCGCTAAGAGGCATGTCAAGACGATAGAGCTTGTCGCGCAGTCGCACGTTCACGGTGTCGCGCACGCTGCTGTCGATGTCTTCAATGGTCCCATCAAATATTTGCCTGAAGTCTCGGCGCGGCCATGTCGCATCGCCGACGTATGCCTTGAACTCTTTGTAGAGCCACACACGATCAAACATCCAATCGAGATCGCCGCTGCTGTTGTCTAGTTCGATGTCTCCATACGATTGATTGCCCTGTAGATCGAGGTCGATAGCTTGCGCAAAATCAAGCCCACCGCGCATCAACGGTGCGTAGAAAACAGACAAAACGTCTTCGAGTTTCGTCACGAAGCTACTCGAAGCGA